ACGAATACGAAAGCACCACCTGATAATTCTGATGGTTGGTCTTCAGGAGTTGCTCTTGTTAATACAAAGGCAGTTGAACCATCACCTTGCGTTGTTACCGTATAGATACCGTTTTCAGCAGCTGTTGTTTGATTTTTAACTAAAAGTCTATCGCCAACTGAAAGTGAAACACCATCAACTACGATAGCACCATTTGAACTTGCTGTTAAAGTTGCACCAACACCTGAACTTCCGTTATTATAAGTTGCTGATAAGTCAGCAGTAGTAGCTGCTCTACAAGATGGTTTAGTATCTAAACCTTGAGCAACTTGGTCAACATATGCTTTGTTTGCTAATGATTGACTATCAAAACCACTTCTATCTTCATAACCACTAGGAACTTTTACCGTACCTGTGCCGTGAGGGGATAAATTAATATCTTTGTTTGAAGCACCAGTTGACATTGTTTGACCATTGATTGTAATGTCATCAATAACTAGTGAAGTTAAACCTGCTATATCTGTTGTTGTAGCACCTAAAGTTAATGTAGATGAACCTAAAGTTGTTTCACCATTTGTTGATAACTTAGCATTGGTTACTGCGTCATCAGCTATTTGGTTTGTATCTACACCAGAATTTGTTATGTTAAAGGTTACTACGTTGTTTGTAATTGCTGAATCTAAACCAGTACCACCTGTAAATGTCAAAGTCTCATTAGTGTTGTAAGTGTCTGTACCAGTATCGCCAGCTAAATCTATATTTGAAAAGATTGTTTCAAATGATAAATTACCTGAACCGTCAGTTTTCATAAACTGACCTGCTGTACCATCACCATTAGGTAATGTAAATGTTGTTGAAGCAGCTGCGTTGTTAGGAGCTTTTAAGGCAACAAAGTTTGAACCGTTGTTTGTGCCTTCGTTAAATTTAATTGCACCACCTGTTGTAGCAGAATTACCTACAATTAATTCATCTATTGATTTATTTGAGTCAACAATAATTGTTGAGTTAGCAGTTAAAGCACCGTGAGCGTGGTCATTTAAATCTGCAAAATATTTACCGCCAATAATATCAATACTTGTTGCGTCACCGTTTCCATCTACTGAACCAGTACCTATGAATAATCTATCACCTAGATTTGCTTGTGAACCTGTACCGAATGTTAATGCTAATTCACCTTGTTTTAGTGTTGAAGGTGCTGAAGTTGCGGAACTTCTTTTTATCTGTATTATAGTTGCCATTTTTTATCCCTAAAAGTTACCACAATTAAACAAGAGCGTTCCGGTTGTGGTTACTATCTCCGTTCTGGTTACAAATTTACCATCAGAAGCTCTATATTGTAATAATGCACCATCATTTAATTCCGTTGTGTCAACATCACCTAATAATTTTAATTGTAAAGTGCTGTTCCCAGCCGCCTGCGCTGAGGGTAAGGTTACTGAAACTTTTTGTGGACCGGCACTTGTATTTACATTAATTTTAGCTGTTATATCAGGCATTAATCTTTCCCTCTTTTCTATATTTATAACGAAAAAGAGTTAGAATTAAGTAGTAACCTGTGGTCTAACAGAAATTAATCCCTCAATAACTCTGGTAACAACGTCACCGGTGACGATTTCTAAATCATAAACATATCTAGTATCTTCAAGAGCCGCTGTTTGAGTTGCTGTAAGAGATAAGGTAACGACACCAGTAGCTGCGTTTGAAGCTATGGTCGTTGTAAAATCTTGTCGGGTCTTCGTGGATTGATAGCCCTTTGCTAACTTCGCTCTGGCAGTATAACCTGTCAGGTCAAAAGCATTACCATTTGCGTCTTTTACGGTTACATCCGAAGTAAAAGTGGCGCCTTGGTCAATCTGTAAGTTAGCAATTGCAGCCATCTATTTTTTCTCTTCTTTTTTAATTTCTGTTTCTGGTGCTTCTTTTTTAATTAATTCTACTATTTTAGCGTTATAATGATTAGTCAAAACTTCAATTTTTTCAAGCTCAAGTTTATGTCTCGTTGCGTTCACCTGAATTTCCTGTCTTACCACTAGGTAATTTTGTAATTCAGGACTGAATTTTGTCTCATCATATTGTTTACCATCTATTGTAATCATACCAAATTCTCCTTTGTACTATACTATTTATACGATATAAATAACTATAATGGAGTTAAATTAAAGGAGAAAATTATGGCATTTTGGTCACTAGCAACTTATACAAGACCTGATACTTCAAAAGAGTTTTATATTAGAAAAGATGAAGCAGAGGTATTAGCTACACCTGTAGGTCAAAAAATAAGTGAATATATGAATTCCGACCCTAAAAAGATTATTCATTATGAAAGAAAAATATCTGAAGATAGTTTAAAACAATACTTTAAAATTGGATTTAAAGATGAAGAAACTTATAATGAGTTTACGTCATTAACTGATTTTTCAGATTCAAGAACTGAACAGGCAGCTTGGTGTTCAGCAAATAGTCTTACTTACGAATTAATCACAGGCGCTGAAGAACCTATAATCTAGTTTATAGATTTATGAGGTAAATATATCTTATCGGTAGTTGCAGCTATATTCTGCCAACATAAATCGCTATTTGGATTACAAGTCGCATATAAACCAGGCAATACTTTATAACCTAAATTATCATCTAATAATTTAACAACACGTTTTATAGCATTTCTTTTTTTAGGTGTTTGAATAGAAAAGAAACAATCATAACCATTTTCTTTTGCCCATTTTGTTTGATAAGGTATAAACCAATCAACAACTGGTCTTAATTTTTCTTTTACATTTTTTGTCATAGACTTTTGCCTATAATCTGGATTTGTAAAGTGTCTATCACATACTCTTACAAGATTATTACCATAGTTATACACACCTGAAAAACTAACAGGCGCATTATTATATTCTAATACGGTAAATAATTTATAATTATGCCATCTTATTTTCATTTTCTCAATAGAGTAATTTTTAGCATTTTCATCTTTCATAGAACTTGCTAATAAAAAAAGACCTACTAATCTGTTAAAATCTTTTATCTCTCGTACAACGCAATTTTCCATAAGTGTCTCTTTTTACCACCATTTTCTCTTTTGTGATTAGTTGCTTTATTATTATATATTAGAAGTTGGCCATTTTGCCATTTATGTCTATGAATTCTTTTAGGGTCGTATAGTTTATCTTTTATCATTTGCATTTCTGGTAAATCATTATATGCCTCACAATAATATAAGTAAACACCTTCTTTATCGCCTTGTACTAATTCGTGTTCAACATTTCTATACTTTCTTCTAAACCATCTTCTTTCTGCTTCATTTCTAAAATGATAACCATATTCTTTATCGTGTATAAATCTATTCATATCAAACTGAACTTTATCATCTTTATGTTTTCTATAATAGTCTGGTAAATCATCAAGTATTCTACTTGAAACAAATAAAGTATTACCAGAGCCTTCATCTATATTTACAGAATATAAAGCAACATACTCTGGTGGATTTTCTGAATAACCTTTGTCAATATGCCATTCTAATTCTGTATTGCCTTTTAGATTTTCTTTTGCTAATGCTCGTTCATCACTAACTATATTTACAAACATCTGGTCCATAGGATCCTGTGGTGCTGGTCTAAATGCTTTTTCTAAAAAATTCCAGATTTCAACCTGACTACAAGGAACATTTTCTATTACCGTCAAATCTACCTCGTTTTGTAGCAATGGGTAAACGCTTCTATTTCTCCAATCTAGGCGATTGTGTTTCATCTATTCCTCCATAATATTCAAAGAACGGCTCAATTTGATATTTTTCATTTATTATACCTCTTCTTTTACTATTTGTCAATGGCAAGCCATCATCATCAATAGTCCAATCAGTTACCTTACCACCCATTTTACCAACTTCAGTTTCAAAATATACCATACAAGTATTAGATTCTTTAATACCATCAATCATAAAATTAGGTATAATTTTTTCATCTGTAAATTTACCAAACTCTTTTCTTATAATCTTAATTAATTCATCAATACTAAATGAGTATGTATTTAAAAAATTTCCCATTTTTGCAACTGATTTAATTCTGATAGTAAGAGGAAATCCTATACCTATTTTTCTATTATATTTTTTACATAATTCTATTGCATAATTTATTAAAGGATTAATAACGTGTAAATTAGTAGGATCCACAATAATGTTTATGTGAGGTACTATTTTGTGTTTTATACAATATTCTAGTGCTCTTTTTTTAAGTTTTGCATATTTACCATTATCAAATCTTTTATATACTTCATCATCTAAACCACCATTCATACTTAAACCTAACCAGTTAAGACCTGATTTTTTTAAATCAATAACATATTGTTCTTGACCTAATTTTAATCCATTAGTTAATATTTGTGGTCTATGTTTATATCTTTTTGTAAGTTTAATCATTTCAAATAAACCATCATTCATTGTAGGCTCAGCACCTATAAATCTAATATCTGTTCTTTTAGGTAATTTTTTAAATACTTCTTCAAGTTTTGTAGGGTCAACATCTGCAAATTTAGGATTATTTAACATATCACCAAGATAACAATTAGCACATAACATATTACATTTATATGTTGTCTGTACTGCTAAAATAGGAAAAGTATTATCCTCTGGTTTTATCATAATCTTTCCATTCAGTAGGTTTATTAATTGAGTGAGTAAAGTGAACAAACTTAATATCTGGATGAAATTTATCAAGATAGATATATGGATTGCCAGTTAACTCTCTATACTTTTGAGATATTTTAACTTGCCATTCTGTCATATCTTTTCCATAAATTACATCTTCATTTGAAGTCCAACGAGTACACCAACTATTAGGTGTTGTAATAACTTCTAATCTTTCATTAGCACTATCTTCCACAAAATATTGTTCACCATTTACAGGACCTGATGTTGTTCCGTTTTTTATATAATATTGTTGCCAGTATTCTACATCTTTCATAAACTTATCATAAATGTATTTACATTCTTTTGGATAGTATTTAAAGAAACCACCATTTATCTTATAATTATTTTTTGTGCTATCTCTCCACCAACCTGGTATTGCTAAAAATTGTCCTCTCTTAACAGGATAATCAAATAGTTTATTATAATCATTTACTAATATTATATCAATGTCAATAACACAAATCGGTTCGTCTATATCCATTTGCATAGCCCACATTTTATTCCATTGTAAGGTAACTCTTTTATCGTAAGGTTCTCTTACCCAAATAAATTCGTGTTGTGGTAATTTTTCTTGTAGATATGTCTCATATTCAGGACCATACTTATCACCAATTCTAATAGCAACTATTTTCATTTTACAAATAATTTTTCCTTTACAATTTCATTTACTGGCTTTCCAAAATATTCATTTTTTGAAAAACTATCATTTTCTTTATCATAGTTTAACCAAGGAGATATTCCTAATACTATATTTATTCTAGGTTGTAAACTCTTTACTTTTTTAACTATTGTTGGTCTATGAGGTAATCTAGTATTCCATAAATAAACTTTACCAACTTCTAATATATAAGTTTTATTTTCAACTTCAATAGCATATTCATCACTTGTTTGTAAAGGTATATTTAATCTTAATACTTCATTTATTGGTTCATCTAAATGCCAACCTTTATCTGTTGGTGTTTTTCCATAACCAAATATGTAAGCGACTCTACTTCTTAATATGGGAAATTTAAACCTATCAAAAAATGGTTTTAATTCTTTGTAAATAAGATTATCTATTTTTCTAAAACTAAAACTATCATAATAAGTATTAACTATCTGTTTATGGTCGCCTATGTCTGTGCCATCGCCTCTACTATATGATTGATGTAATAAAGGAGAACCAAATACTTGATGATATCTACTTGTATTATCAAAAAAATCAGGATTG